TTAGGGGGAGATTAGCCTTACTCGCCATCGTTGCCCTTTGGTTTATCCTTTGCCTCATTTGTGCTTTTGGGTTCAGCGTTTTGTGGGTTGTTTTTGTTTGTTTACGCCTTGGCCTCCTTCGCGGCCTGGCGCGCCTTGACGAGGCGCTCGCGGATTGCGGCCTTGCCCTCGTCAGACATGGCGGCATACCGAGCCTTGGCCGCCGCGGAGCGCTCCTCCTTGGTCAGCTTGGCCTTGGCCTCCTTCGGCACCTTGATGCGGAGGGGGGCGGCCACGGGCGACGACGGGGGCGGCACTACCCCCGCGGCCTTGGCGGCGATAGTGGCCGCGCGCTTGGCTACCATCTTGGCCTTGGCCTCCTCCGTCATCGGGCCCTTCTTGCGGCCGCGCTTCGATTCCGTGGACTCGGACTCGGAGACGGGCTCGGCCACAGGCGCGGCCGCGGGCACTGGCGCGGGCATGGGCACGCCCCACAGCTCGAGGGCAAGGCGTGCCTTGACATCCTCGATTGTGTTGTAGCGCGCCTCAAGGTCCGCCCAGATGGAGTCCATGGCGGCATCCAGCTGCACCTGCGTGCAGGTGTTGGTGGACATTTTGAAGGTTGGAGGGTTGAAGGTGTGGAGGCTTGGGTGCTTGAAGGCGTGTGTGCTTGAGAGTCAGTGTGTGTGCTGGCCCGACTACACAGAGTTCCTGGACCTCATGAATCCATTTTCAACGATTCTCCGTGGGTATCCTACCCACCCAATGGAAAATGGGTGGGGTTGCCCCCGGGTTAGTGCGTGGCGGAACGGAAGCGCGCGCTTCAGATTGGGATCCTCGGGGGGAGATTAGCCTTACTCGCCATCGTTGCCCTTCGGATTGGCCCCTTTCCTCATTTGTCATTTTGGTTTCGGGAGTTTCATTCCAGTGCCTCCAGCCAGGGCGCCTGGTCATCTGCTGACACGGCGAGTTCCGTTAGGAACGCCCGCGCCGCCGTAACCTTCTCCGCGGCCGTCAGTGCCTCCGAGCCCGCGAGTTCCGCCATCTTCGTCTGGATGGACTCGCCAAGAGACACACGCGGCTTGAATGCCTCGTCAAAGCCAGCCATCACATTGACCAGGCGCGCGATGTGCCCCTCGCAGCACTGCCCTACGGACTCAACGGCTTCCTGCCAGAGGCGGAACTTCAGCTCCCGCTGCTGCTCCTCGGGCTGCTGGCCGATCAGTGTCCACAGACCCTCCATCACGCGGCCGTAGAGACGGTCGCCCGCGCGGCGGCACGTCTCCGTCGAGTACCAGTGCTCAACATCGTTGGCCACCCGCATGAAGGTCTGCATGGACCCGCTGCGTAGGAGGAAGGACCGTAGGACGCGGAGTCCCACGGGCTTCCCGTCCGTCCGCACGGCCAGAAGCTTCTCCTCGCCCGCGTTGGTCTGCGCGACCACGGGGCCAGTGTGAACGTTCTGCCGATCGTCCGCGAGGCGGGCAAGTTGCAGCACGCGGAACACCTCGCCCCCGTCCAGGGGCGCGGGCGCACGCGGACCAAGGGCGGCATCAGGACCCGCGCGCGGCATATGCACGGGCGGGATGCGGAGTCCCGCCATCTCCACGTCCAGGGCGATGAGCGCGCGGCGTGCCTCTGCCTCGGCTGCGACCCTAGCCACCCGAAGGCGATTCTCGCGCTCGCGGCGTGCCGCGTGAAGGGGGCACAGGCGGTCACCGGGGGCTACCACGTGCGTACACCAGTGGTCAGGGCCGCTGATGACGAACTCACACCCGCCCGCGGCGTGCGGGGGGAGGCGTGCCTTGATGGGGGCGTGAATCCCGCACAGCCAGCGTACGCCGTCCGCGCCCGGGGCCGCGACGAAGGCCTCACAGGGGCGCAGGTCGCCCTTCTTGATGAAGTTGCAGATGTGGGCCATTGTTGAAGTTGGAGAGAAGGCTTGAAGGCTTGAAGGCTTGGTAGAGTCAGTGTGTGCTGGCCCCACCCTGGTTCTATTCTGGACCCACGGAATCCATTTTCAAGGGAAAAGTGGGGTTGCCCCCGGGTTAGTGCGTGGCGGAACGGACGCGCGCGCTACAGCTCTGGGTCTTCGGGGGGAGATTAGCCTTACTCGCCATCGTTGCCCTTCAGAGTATCCTTTGCCTCATTTGTGTTTTTTTGGTTTGTTTACTTGCCGCAATACGGGCACTTGGCGTTGTTGCGCACGCGGCGCTCCCCCGTCTTCGGGGGAACCTCCCACTCGCGCTCGTTGCCCTTCACGCCAGGGGCAATCTCTACCACCTGCATGACCCACTCGGGGCGGGCGGCGTGCCAGGCGGCGCATGCGGCGGCGCGCTCTGCGTCACGCGCGGCCTTTTCCGCGGCGGACTTGGCGGCCTCCGTGCGGGCGGCATCCACCTTGGCGGCGAGCGTAGGGTCCGCGGCCTCCTCATCAAGAAGCCACTGCGGCTTCTTGCGAGGGGCGTTCGGCACAACGGTAGGGACGGAAGACTTCGTAGGCGTAGACATCTTGGATTGGGAAGGGTTCGGTTGAACGATGTAGTGGGTATGGCTACTGTGGACGACCGGCTCTGAGTATTTCTGGACCCACGGAATCCGTTTTTGTCGATTCTTTGGGTCCTGATGGGCGGGTGTAAAAACGAATGATTTAATTTATACACCCTAGACACTACAATGCGATACATCGGTTCGAAGACTAAGCTTGTCGATGAGATTGTCCAAGTCGTGTCATCATACGGTATCAACGGTGTGCTCTTCGATGCGTTCGCTGGGTCGGGCGCAGTATCAACTGCGTTCAGAGATAAGTACACAATTGTCGCAAGTGATATCCTCAAAGTATGCTACACTGTTACAAAGTGTTCCGTGTCTTATCCTGAAGGATCACTTGCATTCGCTGGACTGAAGACGCATACGTGGTTCAGTGCATCTGTCCCTCTGGACTCGGTCCTTTCACACCTCAACGCACTTCCTGGTAGAGATGGATACGTAACTCGGTCGTTTACTCCCACAGGACAGCGAAAGTACTTCACGGAGGATAACGGTAAGCGAATTGACGCTATCACACATACATTGCACGAATGGTTGGCTAACGGTCACATTACGTGCGACGAGAAAGACTATATTATCGGCTGCTTAGTTGAGTCCATTTCGCTGATCGCCAATACATCGGGTACATACGGGTCGTTCAATAAGACATGGGACCCTCGTGCGCTAAATTCGTTAGTGTTAAAGAATCGTTTCACACCAACAAAGACGGCAGGAAACGAGGTTGTGTTTGGAAATGCCAAGGATATCCTCGCGAAGCATCATGATATTCTCTACCTTGACCCCCCATACAACAGTCGTCAGTATGGTTCATACTATCACGTTCTTGAAACGATCGTTCGCAACGATGAGCCAGTACTCAAGGGTGTTACTGGTCTGCGCGATTGGTCTGATACAAAGTCAAACTTCTGTACAAAGACCGCTGCAGACGAGTTACGGCTCTTTATTGCAGGATCCAGAGCCAAGCTGATCGTCATGAGTTATAACAACGAAGGTATCATGACAAAACAGGAGATAGAAACAATTCTTGGGTCGGTCGGACACGTGAAGTGTGTGGAGATTCCATACGCGAAGTATAACTCTGGGAAGGGCAATCCGAAGTCAACTACGGTGGAGTATGTATTCTCAGTAGCGAGGCCCGACGTGGTTGAAAGACCTCTCTACATCAATAATATCTTACAACAAGACTGTGTTGCGGGTATGTCAAGAATTCCGAGCGCATCGATCGACATGATACTCACAGACCTTCCATACGGACTGACAGAGTGCAAATGGGATTCAGTGATACCTCTTGCCCCGCTATGGGAACAATACAAACGGGTGATCAAACCAGCAGGCGCGATCGTACTCTTTGGACAGCAACCGTTTACAAGTAGTCTGATTATGAGCAACCCAAGTATGTTCAAATACAGCCTCGTCTGGAAGAAGTCCAAAGCTGGTAACTTTGCGCAGGCACCGTATCGTTTCTTATGCGAGCATGAGGACATTGTGGTGTTTAGTTTCGGAAAGACTGCAAAGAATGGGGTCCCTCGAATGAAGTTTAATCCACAGGACACCGTCCCATGCAACAAGAAAATGAAAGGAAAGACGGGAAATACAGAGCATCGAAATGGACGCGAAACACAGCCTGACTACGTACAGACCGTAACGAATTACCCACGTACGATTCTCGAGTTTGCGAATGAAGGGAAACCCCTACACCCCACACAAAAACCAATTGCACTGTGCGAATACCTAATTAAGACCTATAGCGACGAAGGTGACATCGTATTGGACAGTTGTATGGGAGCAGGCACAACAGCAGTTGCGTGTCAGAATGTAAAAAGGTTGTTTGTTGGGTTCGAGACCGACGACAAGAACTTCGCGTTATGCCGACAGCGTCTTGGAACAGACGCCACTCGATGACAATGTGAACCACACTGGGTATCGTGTGGGTTTCGCCAACTTATCTAGGTATAGACAGAGCCCCCGCTTCATGGCGTAGCCAGGGTATGCCGTTACGCAGATATCAATGAACGGAGCAAGGTTGTCCAGCTGTTCTTCCGCTTTCTTAATTTTTGAACTCTCCTTTCCCTCCGTGATGAAGAGGGTCTTAGATGCCTCGTCAACGAGAACAACATCTGGCATCGTGATATCCTTTGGTACCGACGAACACTTACCGTCATATGACCTGAAGGACGATCGCTGACACCCTGCGTGATTGTGAAACGCGACTGGAAGCCCAGATTGGTGCTGAAATAGGATCGACGCCATCTTCTCGCCTCCTCTCACCTCGTGGAAATACTCAACAGGGAGCGGCGCGCGCTCGCCAATGAACCCGTCAATCTGTACGTCAATTCCCTTGACTCCGAACCAGAACTTGTTCGTCTCCCCAATCTTCGAGACGTCAAGCTGGTGGTCAATGATTCTGAACGTGCACTCCGAGTCGATTGTGTGAATCGCGTTAATCATTCCTGAGAACAGTCCAATGTTTGGATCGTTATCCATTCGTCCTGCAGTCTTGTTCAGGCGCCCGCTGATCGTAACCACTTTATCAACGATAGTAAGTCTAACCGGAACGCTGTGTTTAGGGCACTTTGCGGCCAGCTTATTCTTCTCGTCGATGACTTCCTGAACATTCGCGAAGAGGCTGCCCTTGAGTTCTCCACTCGGGTGCCAAACCTCAACACCCATCGTCGCAAGAATACGGAGAGCAAACGTGGCGGTATCGGACGTATGGTCACCCATTTCATCGGTATAGTACATCACCCTCCGAACGCCGGGGAGCATGCGACTGCACACTGCGAACTTCGTGATGCGTTGACACCAGGCTGTGTTACGCGAGTCCTTGTCAGTTGTCTGTGTCGACTCCATCAGAAGCACTGGCTTGTTCTCGAGGTCGACCACAATGTAATCGACCGACGATGTCTCGCCTTTGAAGAGTTGAAGCTCACAAAGCCAGCCAGTGTCAGTTTCAACGATAAACGCACCGACTGACGCGCCGTTTTCGCTGTACATCGGCTTGATATGGCAAGCCGCCGCAGGCACTCCCATGAATGTGAATATCTGCAGGAGCTCCTGGTGCTGGGGGTTCTCCTCCGTGTAGACGCGGAAGCTGGTTGAAGGCATTTTATAGAAGTGTGGAGGGCGCGTGAAGGTTGCTTGGAAGGTAGATGCTTGATGTGTCAGGGGCAAGATGGATATCCTCTGGACCCCACGAATCCGTTTTTAGTAATCTCGGAGTGGGAATTGTAAAAGCCCATGGAACGGTTTGTCTACCCAAAAACGGATTCCGCGACCGCCAACCCAGACTACACCATCGGACAAAATGCTTCAACTCAACGTCGCTCTTCTCAACACGCTCAACGCCCTCGGCCAGCACCCCAACCTCCAGTTCACGGACCCCAATGAGGAGGGATGGCGTATCATCACTCTCACCTGGCCTGGAGACAACAATCTTCCTGAAAAGATCTTCAAGTTCGAGATCAATGTCGGTGAGGTGGTGGGATGCACGGTTGCCTGCATCCTCGAGCGCGAGGGTCTCACCTACAACTGGGGAGAGCGATTCATGGCTCTTCTCTACAGCAACATTGACCAGCTGCCTGTGGATCTCTACCTGGCACCTCCCAACCTAGCGGACGAGGAGGACCCAGACATCTACGCAGACATGCCTGCGTTGGAGAACTAGACACGCTCGGGTAGCTTATCGGCTACAACCTTCACTAATTCCACCTTCTTCCCTTCTTTTGCAGTACACCCATGGACTTCAGGGGTGCGACACTTGACACAGAACTCGATCGTGCAGTCACATACAAACGCAAGGTGGCTCTTCTTTTTGCAGTGTGGACACTTCATGGCAGCACCCTACTTCCTTGTGTGTGGGAACTTTCCGTTTCCAAAGACAATGAAGGTTGTGAAGTACATTGCCTATATGGACCCAGATGTCAAGTACCCGAAGCACGAGATGCCCTTCGTAGAGCTTCTGCAGATCTACTTGTCAGACCCTGACGGGTGGGAGGCCCATGGATACAAGTTTGAAATGGTTACCCGAAACCCGCAAGTGGTCATACGACTGTGTAACCCTGGGACCCTTCATGATATTGGATGTGACTACCACCTGTCCTGTGCAGAACTGGGAGGTCGTCAGATGTATTTGAACTCTTGGCGGTGGATGCACGGTGCCCATCGTAGCAAGCAAGACCTGGAGAACTATCGGCAGTATGTGATATCTCATGAGATTGGTCATATTCTAGGCCACGAGCACCTGAAGTGTCCAGGCATCGGAGAGGACGCGCCGATCATGATGCAGCAGACGCAGGGAATCCACGGATGCACGCCCAACGTCAAGATTACCGAGTGGGACGTGCGCGAGAAGATCGTGCCCCGCGACGTCTAGTGCGGCGACGTCCAGCCTTCTTGTTTGCAGGCCAGGGTTTGCTACTACTCACGTCATCAGGTGCCTCTTGATAACACTGAAGCTGGCGCTCTGGAATCCTTCCGAAATTGGCGTCGCACCAGGCCCTACGTGCTACATCCTGTGGGTTTTCTTGGGGAGGGGGCTTATTGAAGCCAAATGCGTTTCTGAGGCTCGCAATCGTTTTCTCTCCCATGCCACCGCGGCGTGTAGAGCGACGACGACGGACGCGGATCTTACGTGTCTTGCGGCGGGCGCCCCTCTTGTTTCGGGCAATACATCCTTCAAGGTCGGTTCCCGTGAGACCCTTGCATATCTTCTCCAGTGACTCTGAATTCATTTCTTTCAACGACGCATTGGATTCAGCCGCTGTTCCCATCTCAGTGGTCAGTTTGTCGAGCTCGGCCACGGATAGATTACGGCCGTTGACAAGATTACTCATTGTTCTTCTTCAAGAACTTTAGTTGCTGTACGCGAGGCCACCCATGCCACTCATGACGCGGAACACGTTGTAGTTGATGGCGTAGAGGCGGAACACGAAGGGCGTGTTCTTGGTCGGGTAGCCCGACGAGCCACCCGCCTTGACCGAGTCGAACACCAGCGTAGCCGTGTCGATGCGCGAGAAGTTGCAGGTGCCCGACGGCTGGTGCTCCTCAGGCTGGAGGGCGAACGAGTACACGTTGATGGGGTTGACAGCGGCCTGCGTGACGGGGTCACGGTCGGGGGACACGATGTTGTCCTCAAAGACATATGCATTGAGAAGAGGCATTGCGCCGCCCGTGTGGTGCTGGTAAGGCTGGACCTTCCAGAAGTAGTCGCCATAGCGCTCGTCGAAGCGGTCCTGTCCGTTGAGCTGGATGCGGCAGCGATTGACAATGTCGTCGTAGGCGAACGGCTGCGTGTACCCTCCGAAGGACTGGGCGCCGACACCGCCAGGACCCGTCGATGTCTGGTTCGTACCAGGCGTACCCGATCCACCCGCCGTGATGGGGACACCCGTGTAGAAGTCGGGAGGGGTGCCCGACGGCAGAGAGCAGTCGAGGCGGCGCGCATCCTGGAACACCCACACCAGCTCCTTGATCGGGTGGTTCAGCGTCAGGTCCAGACGGGCCTGTGCCGATGTCACCGTCTGCGGCAGGGAGTACTGGAGCTGCTCGATGAGGTACTCGTGGGAGTCCTGAGCAAAACGGCGGCGCTCATCCGTGTCGAGGTAGATGTAGTCAATGTAGATAGCCGCATCCTTCGGTGGTGGCAGTGCACCAGCCGCGGCCGCAATGCTGGGCCAGTTGCTGCCACCCACCGCAGAGTAGGTCGTGACCAGGTCCGTGGCCTTGCGGAAGTACACGTTGAAGTGGACATCGTGGTACTGCAGGGCAATGAGCGGCAGGGCCAGACCCGGGTTGCGGTTGAACCAGAAGCCGAACGGGATGTAGAGTACATTCGGGCGACCATTGCACTTGGTCAGCGTGGTCGTCGACGCACCGATGCCGCCGCCCAGCATCTGGTCGGCCTTGTACACCTGATTGACCGAGGCCGTCAGGCACTCCCACAGGTACCACCACTCGCCGTAGTGACGGTCAATGATCTGGCCACCGATCTCCACCTCGACCTTCTCCAACAGGAGGAAGCCGAGGCGGCGCATGGCACCAGGCGTCCAGTTGACATCGCGCGTGTTGCCCGTGGCCGCGGCGGTCGTATCAGGCATGGTCACCTCGAGGTAGGTGCGGTAGATCAGGTCGGCGTTGCGGTTCACGATGGACACCACGCGCTGGCCATACTGGGCCGTGCCCGTGAAGTTGACACGCATGGCCTCCATGGCGAAATTGGTGTGACGCTTGTACATGACCTTCCAGAAGGTGATGTGAGGGTTTCCAGTGATGTAGGCATCCTGAGCACCATATGCGACGAGCTGAAGAAGACCGCCGCCCATTGTGTTTATCTTTTGCGAGGATATATTCTTCTACGATTGAACAATGAGGGAACCGCAGGTAGACACCTTCTGCCGTTGCGTCAAGAAGGTCAAGAAGACCTTGAAGGCCCGCGAGGGGAGTACGAAGGAGCAGGGGGCAATCGCGGTGTGCACCAACTCCGTGCTCCAGTCCAAGGGACGGACCCTTCGCAAGGTGCGGTGTCGCGACAAGGTGCTGGAGACGCAGCCGATGAAGGGTGGGGTTGACCAAATGGGAGGGGAAGCCGACCAAATAGGAGGAAAGTTCAAGTGGATGGGCGCCGACACGCCCGTGTTCAACAACGAAAAGATGGACGGATGGAACGGATTCCCAGTGATGTTGAACCCGACTCCTGAAAAGAATCAGGTGTGGCTGGATGGCCTTATCACCAAGTACAACCCTGTCGTTCGCATGGTGTCGGGGGGCCTTGATGGCGAACTCCCGTATCACAAAATGTTGAGGGAGATGCTTGAGAACACCGACCCATTCAATCAGCCGTTTGTGAAGATGCACTTCAACTTGATGGCAGAGCCAAATAGCATGTATCCAGTGGATTACACAGCCACCCTCGAACAGGTTAAGTTACAAGGCGAGCCCAAAATGACCAAAAGACTTGAACACGTGGGAAACCGCTTCGTAGCGAATAATTGGTTCGGACTCGTGACCCGAACCCAGAAGAGCGACGTCTACGACCTTGCAACCATCAATCAACGCGATGCAATGTGCGACTTATTGCGCGTCCTGCTGCGTATTGACGGACGGATCATCCACGCCGACCTCCACCGCGGAAACATGGCCATCATGTACGACGGTACGCCCGTGATCCACGATGTTGGGCGGATGAAGATCCGCGATCCAAAAGTAGATAAGGTGCTTGGTGCGCCGATTGAACGCGCTTTCTATTATGCTCTCTTGACCAGATTCTACAAACCGAACTACTACATGGGCCTTTCGCAGCACTTTTACATTGCACGGATGTTCAAGAAGATACGGAAATTATACGGCGAGACGTTCCCCCCGCCCACAAAAGAGAACGAGTGGGAACGGGAGGATCCGGTCCCAACACCAGACAACTATGCAAAGTTCCAGAAATGGCTGAACGACCCAGCAACTGGTGGTAAGGACGGAGAAACAAATTGCTTCCAAATTGCTCGCGTCTATGACATTCTGTCGATCCTGAAAGGACTCTCGGATCTGTCGGTAGACAGAACAGCGCAACTGTCCGCATACTACTATGCCCGTAAGACTGCAGTCACCCTAACGTCCTACCTCCTTGCAGGGTTTGCAACGAAGGAGAATGTGAATAAGATTGTTCGGGACTTCCTCGCATTAAGTGGAACAATGGGACGCTGCGGTGGAAAACCAGTGGGCGACGAGAAGCCCGATGCCCCAGAGGACAGATACGCAGCAGAGTACATGGGACGAAGTGACGAGACACGCGGAAACCCAGCATCGGCCGCACCAGCGCCAGTACCAGTACCAGTACCAGTAGTCTCTCCTCTTCGCCCAGAGGAGGCGGACTTGAGCGCGGCCGGACAAGCAGAAATCGCTCTACGGTCCCACGAAGACGATCTGAACAGGGCAAGGATAGAGAGTCTGTCCGAAAAGAAGGGGGATGCTGAAGCGCTCGAAGAACTATCTGCAATCGAGGTCGTGATAGAGACTCCCCCCGAAGTCAAGGCTGCTGCAGATAAGGCCTTTGTTGTACCTCCCGAGGACGCGGACGAGGGTGCGGTCGAGGTCGCACTCGAAATACGGAGCAAGAGCGAATCTGCTAACGTCGAGGTCGAGGACGCGGTGCTGGCTAAAGTCAAGGGACCCAAGACGGGAGTTGACGATAACGTCGGACCCCTCGTGCGTCTCGCCGACGAGAAAAAAAAGGGTTCCGCCGCACCCCCAGCCCCCGCGGGAGTAGTAGGAGCTCCCACCACCAAGGTTGGCGGGTCTCTGGGCGGCGTCGGCACCAACGCTGTTACATTTGTGGCCCGCGTTGGAGATGAGGCGAAAACGCTTAGTTTCCTTCCGCCAGAAGCAGACGGATACCCAGGTGCCAGGCAGGCGGCTATAACCATTGCAAAGGCCTGGGCAACAGCTGGAAAACCTCCCTCACAAGTAGGTAGCAATATTGTTGGATATGTTTCAAAGGCCCGAGACCTCAAGGACAAATATGACACCATAAATGGGTCTCCATATGCAATCCATGCAGTCCTGCCTATATCGTCGTATCCGTGCAAGTTTGCAGAGTACGTGACAACACTGACACCCGACAAGTACTATGATGCGCGCGATGTGGACGAGGAATTCAAAAAGAGCAGACGAGACACAGTCGGTGAGATAACGAAGGAAGAAGCAAATGCACCTCTGACGTGTTTCATCTTACCGAAATTCAAAGAAAAGGTAGAATACTTGCCCATCAATGTAGCGATTCCTGCCGTGCTCGATGTCTTGCTAGGGCTTTGCATTGAACGAGACTTCGTAATAACTGACCTGCACGATAGCAATATGGCGTTATATAACGGTAAAGGAGTTACATTCGATTACGACAGGCTTGTCACGAAAAACACAGAGGGAGACCCTCTTGCGAATTTCATTGCACGCATAAAAGAGGAAGAGGGGGGCGGTATGAGCCTTATGCAGAACCAGCATGTCGTGGACACGTTCAGAGAACGACGCTTAGGTAAGATGACCTTTGCAATGTATTTCAAGATATACGACATGCTTTCGGTTCTATCACTGCTTGAGGTTACCTGCGGATTGTTGCCTGACGCCCAGAAAGCCGCCGCCGCGCGCGCCGTGGCTTCGTGTGTTGAGGCGCTGAAAGTAAACGGAGACACGAAAGATAACCGTGAATCTGCCGTTGAAGCGCTAAAGGCGGTCTTGATGCCGCTGGCGTGGCCAACAACTATCCTTTCTAGTCCTTTGGAAGCCGAGCTGAAACGCATATCAGTGGAGCGGCGAGTGGCGATGGTAGCGAATATGAGGAGAGACGAAGCATTTTGGGGCGTCTGGCAAGCATCGGGGCCCGCCGCCTCGGGACCGCTCCGTCGGGAGAAGGTTAGGGAAAATAAAAGAGAAGCCGTTGAGATGGCCGTTGCTCGGGCCAAAGTGAAGTGGGAGGAGGCAGAGGCGGGTATCAGAGCTTTGCGTCGCGTTCCCACCGTTGATGAAAAGAAAGCATTGGAGGTGGCGAAAGCGAAATATTACACTGCGGTTCGTGGCGGCCCTAGAACTGGGCCTGGTGGGCTCAATCTACCGTCGGGAGGTCATCGCACACCTAGGCGCAAGGGGCTTCCCCAACTTTTGTGAGTGCCTCACGACACGCCACCTGCTCCGCCTTCTTGCGGGTTGAGCCAACACCGACCCCATACACCTTGCCCCCCACCAGCACGGCCACCTCGATTTGGTTCTTCTTGGGGTCATTTGACCGCATCTCGTATACAGGTGTGCATCGGAACTCACGCTGACAGTACTTCTGGAACAGGTCCTTGAAGTTCGTGGCGGAGTTGACAATCTCATCAATGTCCAGGTACGTCTCCATGACGGTGGTTACAAATGCATAGACTACGGCAAACCGATTGCCGCAGTCTGTCCACAAGGCCCCGAGGAACGCCTCAAAGATATCCCCCAACTTCTTGGCATTGTTGCGGCCATCAATGGCCACTGAATCCTCGTTGTGACGGGAAATCACGTAGAATCGGTTCAGGCCCATGGTCTTGGACAATTCACCCAACCGCTCATTGTTCACCAACTCCTTGCGGGCATCCGTCAAGAACCCCTGCTTCTTCTCGGGGTAGCGTCTCCGCAGATACGTGGCGATACACACACCCAACACCGAATCGCCCTCGAACTCCAGACACTCGTAGCTCTCGTCCTGCAGTGGCATCACACCGTGGGGACAGGGTGCCAACTCGGCAGGTTGTCCATCGGGCGTGGTGTACTCGGATCGGCGCACATAGGTCGTATGGACCATTGCCGTCTGAAACACCTTGCGATGCGTCACACGATAATGGGGAAGACCATGGCGATGGAGGATACGGTGGATATCGGACTCGGTGAATGCGCGGTTGCCTGGGTTGTAGGGCGAGTACATGTGCCTTGGCTACATTTCATTGCGACGGATTCGTTTTTTGTTGGGGGAATGTAAATGTCTTTCTTCGGCGGACCCTCTGCCGAGGCCGTGGCGCGAATGGCTGCGAAAACCGCAGCCCAAACCACACTGAGCGCCAAACGGCGAGGTATCGAGGACCCCGCAGTTACCGCGAAGAATGCCGAGCGCGCGAAGGTCGTAGCTGCCTACGAAGAGGAGTTGGCCAGGCTTACGGCGAAACAAGAGGAGCTCAAGGCTCGTCCGCCGACACGGTCGGTTCAGGGGGTGGACATAACATCCAACGACGAAGTTGCGGAAATTGGGAAGCAAATAAACGCGCTGAAGGAAGAGCACAGTGAGGATCTAGCGTCGTTGGGCGGCCGTCGTCGTCGCAAGACCCGTGGTCGTCGGACTCGCAAGTCCCGTCGCAGCCGCAAGACCTCCCGTCGCAAGTACTAAAGGCTGGACTGCGTTTTTTTGGTGTAGAGGGTGTAATGGCAAGGACTCGAAAGGGAAAGACACTTCGAGGAGGTCTCCTAGGCATCGTATCACTGAGAAAGAAGATCTCGACCCAACCGTCTCAATATAAGAAGATCCTGACGGAGTACTTGGGAAGTACTATACGCTCGGTTGGGAAACGTCCGCTGACGCTCGAGGAGTATCCCCTGGTTCGTCGTCAAGCCACCCCCGACTATCGCGATCTCAATAAAGTCACGGTAAAAGGTGCGTGGGAAGACGTTGTAAAAGCATATAAGGCGCTCTCAGACAAGGAAGTACTGGAAGGACGACATGTGAAGGCAGAACTCAATGGCGTACAAGACCCCAGGATGAAAGCTGCGATTCTATCTGGGGCAACTGCTGGGGCGATGACTACTCTGGGCGTGGCAGGCAAAGTTGTTGCACAAACTGGACTATTCGTAGGCACGGTTTTGTGCGGAAGCACAGTTCTTGCCCTCGGAGGCGCAGTGTTTTTGCTCGAATTAGCGACATTCTTCGGGGGTGGAGCATTTATCGGATCTGATTTTAGCGCCTCGAGTGGCGTGTTTAGTGGGATTTCTGGGTGCAATATGATGAGGGGAGGAGGAAGTGCTACTGCAGAAGAAAAGGCGGCTGCAGAGAAGGAAAGACAAAACAAAGATTCTTCTATTCAGGAGTCACTCGTCGATGCAGCACAGGCGCTTCTCCCTCTCCAGAAGGCATACGACGAAGCGCTTGCCAAAGGAATTTCCGCAATACAAGATGTATATGGTGACGCGAACTGGGGTGAGGCTAATAGCAGTGTAATGGTACAAGAAATACATTCTTTTCCAGAATTCCCAGTCGTCAATATCAGCCCGCAGGATCTGCCGACCGCGATGGCGCTGGCCGCTACAGCCGCCGCCGCAACTCCCGAAGCTCACCCAAACCCAACTGAGGACACACCAGAAGCAAACAAGGCGGCCGCTGCGGCCATTGTGAAAACACCCGAGGCAGCCCCCGAGCCTGCGCGGCCGAACAATGTCAACCAAAAGGCCCCACCGCCTCGAAAGGCGCTCCTGCCGCCGACGAAGGCGCCAGAGCCAGCGGCCTGCTGGACATCGTCTGAACCAGAGGGCGACGGCGTGAAAGCGTGGACACATACAGACGGAAGGTTTGAATGGGGAACTGGAGACAAAGGAATAGACACACCAGATGGTGGCCCAAAATGTCCTGGTAATGGAGGCCGTAAGCGTCGTGTCCGTGGTGGTGGTCCCAGCGGCGTAAAGCCCACACCCACTGGTGGTCGTCGTACGCGCCGTCGCCAGCCCCGCCGCAAAACCTCTCGCCGTAAGCAGTAATGGGGCAAGCTCAATCCTTTGCGTATAACCTTGGACCTGGCATCCCTGAGGAGCCACCGAAAACACAGACTGTCGTAGATGTAGCCACCTGCACCTACGACACCCCCTTATACTGCGACATGGCCATTGGACTGGTGTTCTTCAACCCTGCCAAGTCCAAGCGCATGCTCATGAACTATCTGTACATGGTGGAGAAGCTGAAGCGGGCCAAGCTGCCGTACTACACACTGGAGCTGACCTATGGAAACGCTGCACCCGAAATCACGGATGCAGTCCATGTCAGTGCCAAGACCATCATGTTCAACAAGGAACAGCTCTGCCGTTTGCTGGAGCGTCGGATCCCGTGGCGCTTCTCCAAGGTGGTGTTTCTGGATGCCGACCTGGTCTTCACGAGCCGAACCTGGTACGCAGACACCTCCAAGCAGCTGGCCAAGCACGATGTGGTCCAGCCCTTTTCCTCGGCCGTGTGGCTCGACATCACCTACACCAAGCCAACGCTGGAGCGCTCGAGCGTCGTGTACATGAATCGGGACAAGACCTACAACCATACCTACCACCCGGGGTTCGCATGGGGCTTCAAGCGGTCGTGGTTCCGCAGGTACGGGTTCTACGAGTACGCCATCACGGGAAGCGGCGACACGCTGAGCACAGCGGCCTGGTTGGGCGTCGAGTTTCCCAAGGGCTATCTCAAACCCGCATTCGTTCGTTCCTTCGCCGACTACCGCAGAATGCCAAGGCCCACCATGGGGTGTGCGCCAGGCAAAGTGTACCACCTGTGGCATGGAACGCACAAGAACCGCAAGTATGTGGATCGCCATGCCATCCTGGACGGAATCGCCGATGTCCAGCGTATTGTGCGTCCAAACTGGGACGGGGTCTTCGAGCTGAACGACAAGGCCGTGGACGCCAAGTTGCGCGAGTACTTTACCCAGAGGGAGGACGACGGAGTTTAAAGATATTTTCTCGGTGATACTCATACATCACGTTAATGGTGAAGCATCTGTGCACGCTGGCCCACCGCGTGCTTCAGACTCAGCAAACCTTGTCGTGTGCAGTAACCCGAATGCAGTATGGATTCTTACCCCAAGAAAACGCTAAACAAGCCCAACGCCATCTAACCGAACTGTCCAATCTCCTTCGTGAGATGGAAGAGACCCTCAAGACGCAGAAACCCGCTTATACCCAGTTGCAAAGGATACATCAATGAACGAAAAAGAAGGTGCATTTACTGTCATGTGTATTTCCGCACTCGCCGCGTGCTGCGTGCTTTCCTTCTGCGGGCATGCGATTCGCAGGAGGCCATTTCACTCGCCTCCCGAGGCCGACCCCGAAGACCCAATCGACTTCAGCTCGAACCCAAAGTCATCCTCCGTGAGCGTCGGCTCGTGACGGCGGATAATCTCCTTCATGACCTCCTGGCCACGCTCGCCTAGGATGTCACGCAGGTACGTGTCCAGTGTCTTCTTCGACAGCGTCCAGCCCCGCTTCCACTGGTTCGGGCGCTTGACCGCAAAGGTCATCTTGGACTCCTTCAGCTCAATCTTGTCGGGCAGCACATTGTTCGCGTAGACCGCAGCCAAATCCAGTTCCAGTGTTCGCTTGCGATCGCGAACCTCGGCAATCTCGGCATTCATCTCCGCGAGGCGCTTGGTGGTCTGGATGTACTTGCTAAGAACGGGCTTGAGGTCCTCCATGGTTTGCTCCATCTCCTTAAAAACATCTGTTCGTTTTCAACAAGAGGGCATGCTGCTGTTCGATGCCAAGGAGATTGATCGTCTCCGCGAGGTCTACAACAAGGAACACCCCAAAGAAAAGCCCATGGCAAAGGATTCTCCGACCAAGATGTGGGCAGAGCTGAAGCAGCGGCTCCACTCCAAGTGCGCAGAGGGCACGCCGTCCTGCATTGTCACATCCTTGATGGAGCCCCCGGACGCTCCTGCGGACTGGGCCGCCAAGCGGACGGACTGGCTGTCGAGCGATGACATTGAGATGGTCGAGAAGCAGTACACTCGACTCTTTGACGGCTACTACTTTGTGGGCTGCGTGCCCATCGACTTTGACAAGAAGTCTGAGCTGTCGGAGTGCCTGGTGAGTGCTCTGTGCTCCATGCGGATCGACAAGCTGGCCAAGAAGGGTAAGACGCGCATCGGAATCGTCTTCAACACGGACACCTCGGACGGGCCTGGTGAGCACTGGATTGCGGCCTTTGTCGACATTCGGCCCGACTTGGCCTACCCTCGCATGACCTACTTTGATTCGTACGCCCAGCACCCCGAGCCGCAGATTGTGGAGTTGATGACACGGTGGCAATGCCAGTGGGATGCAGTGTCTGGCCAGTCCTCGATGCACCTCTCCTACAATACCATTCGCCACCAGCAGAAGGATTCCGAGTGTGGAATGTACTGCATCTACTTTCACTACGCCTGCCTCATGAACCTCCCGATGGACCATCGTATTCCCGACGACGAGATGAACGCGTTCCGCAACCTGCTGTTCAGAATGCCCGAAAAGTAGTCGTCGGACTACACAATGGAAGTTCTTTTGGGTATTGGAGCCATTGCCCTCGCAGGGTTCTTGATTTCGCGTGAGGTCGGTGCCGAGTTCCCGACTCCTGAGAACACGCAGCGGAAACGCATAGCCGATTACTACGTGGCTGGAACAACCAATGTGGAGGAGGCCCTGTCGAGTGGCAAGCGCCTGCTCGAGCTCCACATCGGATCCGATATGCAGGACCGCCCCGTGATTCTGCCTTCGGAGCAGCCGTTTGAGCCCGTGTGTGTTACTCTACTGAACAAGGCCTTCGGCAACAAGGATCCGTTCATTCTGTCCCTGGTCTTTCGCACGGATACCACGGTGACCCTGAATGCAGTGGCCAAGTCTCTGCGCGAGACTGTCCATCGCCACCTCGTGCCGCCCACGCCCGATCTAGCCGATGTCCCGCTGGACTCCCTGGCGAACAAGTTGATTATTGTGTCAGGCCCCGAGACGCGTGGGTCTGATTTGGAATCGCTGGTGACTCTGTCGTGGGGCGACTCGGGTCTGCGGCGACTGGACTATGCGCGCGCCCTCCACCCTCGCGAGCCCGAGGAGCTGAGGCAGTTTGCGGCACACCACCTGGTCTTGGTGGTAACGGACAAGTCGAAAAATGTCTACGCGGGCGACAATGAGATCATTGCGTCGGGTTGCCAGTGGAACCTTGCAGGCACAGGATCTGGATTCATCGAGCGCGTTTGATTTTCTTGCTGAACTAACAAAATGGCGAACAAGTGGCTCTCTCACGTGAAGCAGACGATGGCGGAGATGAAGCGCAAGGGCACCTACAAGAAGGGCATGGGCCTGTCGCAGGTCATCAAGGCGGCGAAGCTGACCTACAAGAAGTCGGCATCCGCTGGCCCTGCCGCGAAGAAGACTCGCCGCGCCCACCGTGGCCACCGCAAGTCGCGCAAGGGCTTCATGGGAATGATGTAAGCAGCTTGATCATTGCGTAGACTCCAACACAGAACCAACCCAACATGTACACTTGCATACACAGCGGCACATGTTCGTGCCTCTGTTTAGCCAAGTAGTTCTCGGTGGGAAATCCGATGAGTCCGTTGGTGGTCTCGTTGTTTGGTGTACCCTCCTCCTCGCATCTTTCTGCAGGTCTTCCCATGGTAGGATTTCTTTGAACAGCCACTTTTGTAGTAAGCCACATGGTGTGAATAACCTCGGTAGGTAGGAATGTGCGAACCCGTTTTTGAGGACAATGCCTTCAACAACCCGTGCATCCACTTTGTGTAGGCACGCTGGGACTCCAAGGCGGGTTCGTGGGAGTCTACGTAGTCGCTGAACACCTTGCGCAGCTCTTCGAACGGATATGCCTTGGCCAGAGCGTGCATAAAAGTCCGCTGCAGGGCCATGTCCGTTTCCTCGGGTTTGGTCGGATACACGTAGGCGACGGACATCAGGAAGTCGCGGCCTGGGACCTTGGTGGGCTTCATGGCCATGTACTTGGCCTTGACAGCAGCAAACTCTGGGTCCTCACCAGGGTTCACCACCGTCGGGTCATCGGCACACTGAGTGCGGAGTTTGTTATTCACCATGTTGTGAATCTCATACAGCCACTTGCCAGGGTCTCCACGCAGAGGGTGAGCGTGGACGAACTTCGTGGTGCTGGCACGGCAGTACTTGCAGGGGAGTACATCCTTCATGATGTTCAAGACATCGTCGGGATGGGGAGAGCGAAAGGCAATCAGGTGGAACAGTTCCCACCCACTCGGCCCCCAGAAGCGAGTATCCATTGTGTCTAGCGAACATCTTTCGCAGCGATCCACGCGGCGATCTGGAGGGTCATGGCTGCATCGGATACGGGGTCGTGGGCCTTACCGACAGGGAATGCCTTCTTCAGCCCAGCATCCAGCTCCTTCTTGATGCAGTCGTAGGCACCTTCCAACTTGGCCGTCTTGCATCGCTTGTTGAACTCGGGGTTGTGGGTGGCAATGTCCACGATACCCAGCGGCGGATGAAACGCAAAGCCGTGAATCTTGCAGGCAGACTTCAATGCTTTCAGGTCCATGTCTCCCTTCACCACCACGACAGACTCGCCGACCAGCTTGACGAATCCCTTGAGCCACGACGCGGGCTTCAAGTGAGGCTTGACCTTGGGGTCTGCAAAGTACTCCTTCACAATGTCATTGTTTCCCAAGAACTCGGGCGCCGACCGTTCCGTCTCCTCCAGAATATCGAGAAGCTCGGCAGTCGCAGGTGTCGTCGTGGAGAACTTGGACGACACGCGGTTCAACTGCCCAGCGGGCGCGGGCAGGACGGCAAAGAAGGGCGGTGTGCGCGTCCATGCATCTCCAGTGCGAGTCAAGTGGTACCCACCCACTTCACGGGGCAGGAAGGCCGCCCCCTTGTGCCAGAACTCGCAGTCGAACGCAAGTAAGGATGTACAACCACCTGCCAACCGATCCAACGCGGCGTTGCGGATCTTCATTATACACTTCCCCAAAAAGAATGTGAACCTGAAAACAAAATGCTCGACACACGCGACATCATCATCCTCACAGCGGCCTTCTACCTTGGCAGTGTGGTGTCCAAGTTCTTCGGGTCTCTGACTGACGGCATCATCATGCCGCTCCTGGCCCCCGCGGTTTCCGCGGAGAAGGGTGTCTCTGCCTTCACCGTGAAGTTCGGGTCGACGAACCTCAAGGTCGGACAGGCGCTGGTGGACCTCATCAACCTCGTCGTGTCCTTCGTGATTGTCGTGTTCACCATCGGCCTCCTGCGCACGTATGTTCTGAGCCGCATCGGCGCTCGGCGCCAAGGCGGCGGCGACGAATAAAAACGAGGTAACTCACAATGAGTGAAACACCTGCTGCTGCACCTGCTTCAACTGCATGGTCTCTTCCTAAGTTGTACGACCCCGAACGAAAGTGGTTTTGGCAGTCGTCGACAACTACCACATCTGCGCCTGCCGCTGCTGCAGCGGCTGGTGGCCGTCGTCGCACCTACCGCAAGAAGTCCAAGTCTAAGCGTCGCCGAGTCGGAAGGAGGTCCACCCGCCACTAGGGATCTTGCCATGGCTCGCCTCGAGCCGCTTCTTCAGCTCGGCACCCGACGCACCCACGCCAAAGCGCTGGACATCGTTGGTCCGCTTCCACTCGTTGAACATAATCTGAACCGCAGTCCATGTAACGGTGCCACGCTCCTCGCCCTCGGCGAGCGGCTGTGCTGCGTGGACCTTCTCACGGAGGAACTTGGCGATCGCGTCATTGTCCTCCTTGTAGTCACTCGTATAGGCCATGACCTTTGCAGGCGGAGTCAGCTTGCGGTGGCCATTGCCCTCCTTGAACACATGCACCAGATAAGACAGGAAGCACGCGGCCCACTCGGGGGACACCACCTTGGCCTGGATCGACTCGTCCATCAGCTTCTCGTGGGACTTCACGGGGTTCACCACGAACTTGTTCGGGTAGTCCACGACCACCAGACGACGCCAGGTACCACCGTCCGTGGTGTTGATCACGGGCTTGTCGTTGCAAGAGAAGAAGAAGCGGAACTGCGGAACAAACTCCACCATCTGCTTGGACCCCGCGTACAGATCGCGGCAGATCACGGGCTCCGAAGAGGTCAGCTCCTTGAGGTACCCGCTGTTGAACGACGCGCCCTCGTCGGGCTCGGACATGGTCGCAAAGCGCTTTCCCTTCAGCCTCATCAAATCGGGATTTGCAGAGCCCGTCTTGCCGCGGCCCTGCGTCAACATCGTCACCGAGGCCTTGGTCGCGTAATCGCCCAGCGCCTTCATCATCAAGTTCATGAGCATGGACTTACCATTCGAACCATTGCCTGTCAGAATGTGGAACTTCTGCGACTCGTTAGCTCCCGACAGAGTCGTGGACAGGCACGCAAGGAAGTAGGTCCTCACCTCGGGGTCGGGAAGGACATCGTGGATGAACTTGTTGAGCTCGTTCCAGCAGTCGTGCTGGTAATACGGCTTCTCGGCATCATAGTCCAAGTTGGTCGAGAAGGAGATGTAGTCCTCGGGCTTACCGTCGCGGAACTCCATCTTCAGCGTGTCCAGCACACCATTGTTGAAGGCAATCAAGTTGTGGTTCTCATCCACCTTGTTCACAAACTCCTCGTCCAAGAAGAGCTCGCGACACTCGCGCATCACATTCTCCTTGAATCGACTGGTCTTCAGCTTCATGCGCATGTCCGTGTAGGTCTTCAGCTTCTTCTCTGCACGGCATCGGTCACACGTCGTCTCCTCGTGCTTGCCATCGGGACACTGCGGAATGTCCTCCATCTGCGACATGAAGATCTTGGCCTGGTCCCAGAAGCGCCGCGCCACCTCGTTCGACAGCCTGCACTGCAGGTCAATGCCCTTGTCGGTCTCCTTCCATGTGTGGGTCATGAAGCGGAACCAGTTCGACGAGCTGAAGCGGGCACACTTATACATGTCGCGGTACATCGAGAACACCACCAAGGCCACATCGTGCTCCGTCTGCGTGGACACAGCCTCGTTGACTAGGTAGTCAATGTTGCGCTTCTCAATCTCCTCGTACTTGTCAAAGTTGTCAATCCTCGACCAATTCAGCAGACTCTTCTCGCTGAGCCGAGCACCGTCATTGCGGAAGGTGAAGGAGTCCCACTTCTGAATCGACTCACGCTCCTTGTAGCCCTCGCCCTGCGCAGAGAACTCCAGCCAGGTCCCCGCCAGGTCCGAGTGGATGTTCTTCATGCAGAGACCCGTGTTGATCCAGTCGGGATAGGACTTGTAGCGGAACTCGGCCAAGTTGAAGATGTGATCGCGGAACCGACGCAGCTGGTCCTCGGTCAGAGGCGTCTGGACCGTCATGCGAGTCGGCGAGGACCCACGGGAATTCACATCGCCCTGACGCACGGCGGGACGTCCACGGGCAGGCAAGACCGCGGCACCGCCCGAGATACGAACAGGCTCCTCCGTCCGATCGTAGAGCTTTCCCGCGTCCGTCAGCGGAGACGCGTCCGACGAGTGGGCCCGCACAGAGTACTTGCGAATCAGATCCGAGGTGATTCGAGGCTCCTCATCGTCAATCGTCGTCTCTCCAGACTTAGGGTCCCAGTCCACAGTATACTTGAAGCGATATGGCAGGGGCTGGACACCATTCTCGAGCGGCTTACCCGAGCGCAGGAGCGGCCACCACGTCGTGTGGTTCAACACCGCAGAGTCGTAGACATCCCGCCACCCCTTCTTCAGACCGAGAGCAGGGAAGTGAGCCTCCATTCGCGGAAGCAGGGCATTCTTGATCGCATTCTCCACACCCTTGTTCGTCTTGATCTGGGGAACCACAATGTGGATGCCAGACTTTGACTCGTTCTTTGAAGGGTAGTAGGTGGGTTCGGGCTTCTCCATCACGCACACCTCGACCACACTCTCGTCGGGGATTGCGTGGTAGCGCTTCACCTCAGACATGTAGTCCTTGACAAACGACACCACCTGCGCCTGGGTGTGCCGATGGTCCTCCACCTTGCCCTCATAAATGAAGTCGAGGTCCACTCGCAAGGACCCGATCGGCGTCATCTTCTCTGTGATGGTCAGCATGCCAACATTCTTGACATAGTCCGCATACAGGTCATAGAAGTGCGCAAGATCATCCTCGTTGGAGATATTGTACATCTTGCAGATGGCCCGAAGCTGGTGAGTCTCCTGACCAGAACCCTTATCAGATTCGTGCTTCTCAAGAAAGGTGCGAAGCTTAGAAGGCTGCATCCTGTATTGAAGGGGGGACAAGAATCCAGATGCGACTGGTCCATTTTTAACGCACAAAACCGTGAACGTGGAATTGAGAAGGGTTTGGAAATGGATAGCGTTTCTCTAGGGGAAACACAAGGCAATGAAGTTCTGCACTCAGTGTTCCAACTTTCTGTACGACATTGTAGAGCGCGAGGCAGAGGGGCGGAAGGGCGCGTTCCTCAAGTGCCGCTCGTGTCCCTACGAGGAGCCCATCATGAAGGAGAATCCTGTGGTCTACGAGCATGACCTGAAGCAGGATACCTCCGTCCAGTATTCGATCAATCCGTACCTGAAGTACGACTCGACCCTACCCCGCTTCAAGACCATGGTGTGTCCGAACCAGACCTGCTCTACCCGAGGCAAGGAGTCCGACATTGTGGGGATCAAGCTGGACCCCGTCAATGTAGTTTGGATGTATCAGTGCGCAGTGTGCGACGAGATGTGGAAGCAGAGTGCGAAGGGTGTGTGAGGGAGAGGAGGAGACGAAGGCGACGTCTCATGCGACGTGGGGCCGACCAGGAGGAGGCGGGCTGAACAGGCGCACAGCCGAGCCAGGAGCAAGGGGTGTAGTGCCCGCACCGCTCGTGGACACCGTCGACAGGTTCTTGGGGTGATTGACATATCCGCGGCCCTTGTATGGCACCACGCGGCCGTAGGCAGTCTGCGACAGAGTTGTATTCGAAGGGGTGACGCTCAACGCCGCCTGACCCGCAAGCAACTGGGCATACAGCGGGGTCCTCGTGGCAAAAGGCTGGTTGGATGTCTGAATTGTGGTGGGCACTTTTCCATTCTGGTAGGCCAACGCCGCGGCTTGGTTCTTGATAAAGGTCGTGTAGTCCGAGGCAGAGAGCGTCGGCATTTGTGACTTGCCCCGATTATTTCCCCGTTGATTTGGAGGTCACAACCTTGGAAACCGCAACCACCGACTTCACAGGGTTCACTGTCACGGATACTTTGGACGCCAAGACAACCGAACTCACGGCAGCAGCAGCCGGCACCAATGTAGCCGCCGCCGCCGATGCTTTTGACTGGACGGTGGGTGCCTTCAGAGTTTGTGCATTGGCTTTGATGTGTCGAGTCCAAGAAGAGGCATCAGGAGTTCCACGCGACATTTATTGAAAACGAAAGAAGATTCCCACAAGATAAGGAGACTCATGTCTGACCATCCTGAAGTCAAGCCCGTGTTTCGTCCTGAGGTTGTGGAGGCCCTGAAGGTGGCCCGTGTTACGCAGCCGTACTTCACCAAGTACGAGTATGTGGACATGCTGGCCGCGCGGGCTCAGCAGATTGCAGACGGCGCCAAGCCCCTTGTGGGGTTGGAGGGTCTCAAGACGGGAGATCCGATGTTCTTGTGGAATGTGGCGAAGCGGGAGATTGAGCAACGCAAACTGCCCTTCATGGTGCGTCGGCAACTTCCAAACGGGACATCGGAGTTCTGGAGCGCTCAAGAGCTAGAGATGAATTGGTAAGCAGAATGCCCATCACAAGCCCGAACGACGCTGCCCAGTGGAGACTGACATGATAGGGAGTTGCAATGCGCACGTCGGGATTCCATACCAAGTCCTTTTTGATGTAGCCGTAGTAGAACATCGTCATGCAGTATGCGACGCAACACACGTATGTGACCATTACATAGTCCCGCTGGATCACGAGGGGAAGAGCAGATGGCACGAGGCTGTTGGCGGCCACAAAGTCAATCCAGAACACCATGGGGTGCTTGGTGAGATGGTAGGTGATCGACACGACGGTCACGCCCGAGTGATACCATACTCGCACAGTGTCTCCCGACTTCCAGGCGGCCCAGGCTGGAAACATCAACAGCAAGCTGGAGGTGGCCAACACATAGTTGGGTTTCATTGGTTATTCCCCCGAAAGGCGACTGAGATCTTCTGCCGAAGGAGGAAACAGCAGCTCCGTCTTGGACGGGGTGCCAGGTGCATATACGGTCGGCGTCTCGTGCTTCGTGGTTCCATTGGCCATGGACACGTCGATGGAGTTGGCCGAGAAGCGGCTCACATCGGGGTCGTAGGTCGACTGGAAGGGACTCGCCGTGAAGATGTAGACAAACAATCCGAGAATCACAACCACAAAGAGGAGGACTCCTGCTGTGCGGAGCTTCGGGAACTTGACCTTCATTACTTGTTTGACTCGAAAAAACGGAAGCCGCTGAACTAGTAAACCAACCGACCATGGACTTTCCGATCGTTGTACGCTGCTACACCTGCAATCTCCCTCTCGCTGGCAAGTGGCTTCGCTTCCTCGAGCTGGTGAAGGAGGGACGTCGTGAGGATGGGCGCCCTGAGACCTCTGAGATTCTGTATTTGACCCATTCAACAACCGTCACTGCCGAGGGACGCGCCATGACAGCCCTCGGGTTGACACGGGAGTGCTGCCGTCGCCACCTCCTGACGCATCCTGGCGTATGAATTTCCCACGCAGAAGGTAAGGATGTCATCCTATAGTGAATACCTGAACCGCCACAAGCAGCGGCTTCCGAACATTGTGGATACTCGCCCCCACCGCGATGCGGGGCACCAGACGGAGATTATCCGTATGCAGGCAGCCTCTGGCAACTACGAGACTGTCGTTCCCAATACGGCCTGTGCATTGGTCCTGAATGCTCCCTCGACGGCGTCCGCGGCTAACACGGTGTATGGTGGCGGTCACACTGTACAGGATGCCTCTACCTTTTTGGCATTCCAGGGTGGTGGTGCAGTGGCCAATGGTGCAGCTCCCCAGAACGCCAAGCCCGCGCAGATCACCCTGCCCTGCTACACGCGGGCCATGATCCCTGAGCTCCAGGACATGTTGGCGGGTACGGCCCTGGTGGGCAAGGTGGATCCCAAGGTCTACGCCAATCGGCAGGGATACAAGACCACGCCCAACGGCAACTGCTGCCCCACATGCAAGCGGGTTGAGTTTGCGGGTTCATGCGCATGCAAGGTGCCAGCCACGCTTAAAAACGCTTACCAGTACCCTCGCACAGTAACATAATGCTTACAGTGTATACCTACATCACTCCGAAACCTGCGGATGTTTTTGACTTGTCAGAGACTCCCCTAGATGCCTTGGCCGACACAGCCACGGCAATTCTGTCCCATCACAAGACGGCCGTCATCTGGTTCGGCTATCTTGAAGGGTGGATGTTGACTCCCATGGAGGAAGTAAGGCTTCGCAAGGTCATTCGTGCCTTTCCCTGCCATGTTGTGTGCAGAGTCCCCCTGTCGCTCTCCAACGCCTGGAAAAACGAAATCGATTTCATTTACACGGCGTCACCCCATGGACACTCCGACACTGACCACGATGGTGGTTCTGTATGCCCTGGATGTGAAGATGAACACCACAACCCTACTCGAGTCACTGCCCCTGACGGACGCCCTGATCAAGATTGAGAAGCAGGGGTCGCCGATTCGAGGAAGCAGTAAGCGCGATTTGATCAAGCGACGCAGCAAGAAGGTCGTGGCCAAGCGAACTACAGGCTTCGGCCACAATTCCATCACCGTGGTCGTCATGAGCGATGGAGACGGAACTCTTCTTCGCAAGGAGATCACGGTCAAGGTCTTCCAGAACGGCGTGTTTCACATCACGGGCGTTCTGGACGAGAAATATGATCGGGATGTCATGGCGTTCCTCCAGTCGCATATCAAGGCCAACTGTCCAGCCGCAGTGACCGAGGGAACGTGGGAGCTGAAGAACAGGCGGGTGGTACTCATGAACTACAAGACGCGGCTCACCACGACTACGAGCTTGTCGCGCGAGCAGCTCTATGCAGGTCTGCGCGCGGCTGGAGTCAAGACGGACTACGAGCCAGCAGTGTATCCTGCAGTCAAGATCTACTTTCCCGAAACCAAGTGGATCGCCAAGGTCTTCCGCACAGGGAACATTATTCTGACGGGAATGACGGCACACGACGAGTGCATGCGCCTTGTCTCTGCGTTGAAACCGCTTATACATTCTGTGAGTACTCCTCATAATGCAGGCCCGTGAACTGACACCAGAGGAAGTCGCAGCAGGAGAGCGTCACATTACATCCGTCGATCTCAATGCAACGGAGATTCAGGCACTCGTGCGCAACATGGACCACTCGAAGAAGAAGTGGCGCTCTCTGGGTCGCGATGAGTTCATGGCCAAGCTGCAGGAGGAGAACTCTGTTTTGTATTACAACTACCCCAGTTTGTGGCAGATGCACGCCGAGGACCGCCTGGATTCCACCTTTTTTGAGATGCTGGCCATGAAGCGGAAAGTGGAAAAGGGTGAGATCACGGCCGAGCAGGCATCGGTCGTTGTGGGCAAGAAGCTGTACGAGAAGTTTGTTCCGCAGGTCACGGAGAATGCACCCGCCGTGCCGACCATGAGCTACGAGGACTACTACAAGCAGTTCAACCAAAGCGCGCCCGCATCTCAGAATAGGTCATCGGAACATCCTTGAACTTGGCCAGTGCTCCAAACTGCTGGCTCAGGGGCATGTTGTTGTTGGTCTGAGACAGGAAGTCCTCACGCGTGGCAGGAGTCGGAAGGTCCATCTGCTCCTCGGTGAGTGGGTCGGTAGCCAGGACCACACCCGTGGCCGCACAGCCCGCATCCACAAAGGACTCAAGAGTCGTGTTGTTTCCCATCTGCTTGAAGATGTCCTCGATCGTCTTGACATTCCCCAGAAGCTTGGGCATAGGTGTGAGAGGGCGCTGAGGCGGCACCGGGTTTCCAGAGAGATCCATCGTGTATGAACTTTCCTTATCC